CAACTTGGCAGGGGGCCAGGTAGGAGACGATGGGGACCGGCCAGAACTCGCCGGTCTCGTCGTCCACGTAACGACTGTAGGGATGGTGGTTGTGCTGCCAGAGGTCGGTGGAGGTGGTGTCCAGTAAGACGTGGTGTCCGGTGTAGACGACCACCCGCCACTCGTCTGTAACGACCGACTCTTCATCACCGAGCAGAGGGTCTGTTGTCTCGCGCTCGAACTCCACGTTCTCACGTATCCAGCACTCATAGACGTTCACTCCGTCTTCCAGGACGTTGTCAGCTGACTGGGTGCCCTGGCCGGGGGTCCCCCACGGAGTTCCGAGGTTGCCGGGGATGTTGCCCGGGACCACCATGCGGTTGACCATGGTCCCGTTGGGTGAGGGGCGCTGCGGCATGTTGCCCGTGTCGCCCGTCGCAAAGGCTTCTTCGATCAAAGCTCTCGAGGTCTCGGGGAACTTGCGGGCGATCTCCTCGAACCCCATCCGCTTGACCTCGAACAAGAACTGCATGTCGTCCATCGAAGTGGCCTTGGGGTCGGGGTAGATGTCCCACGGGTCGACCCGCTTCATGGCCACGTTGCCGATGCCCTCGTCGAGCCCCGAGTCCCACACCGCCTTCATGATCCCGGCCCCGCAGATGGCCGAGTCCCAGAGCATCATGGACTGCTGTCGGTACCAGCCCTGGGTCTGCCAGTTGGAGGCGAGGATCAGCTCCATGTGGTGGCCGATCTCTGACTCGTACTTGGCGAAGTCGGACTGGGGATCGACGGCAGGGAAGACGTCGAACTGGACCTTCTGGTCGGTCATCCAGGCGATGCGGTTGCGGACGATCGGGTAGATCTCCGAGTCCCGCACTCCTGATCCTGGACGCGTTGTACTGCCTCCCGAGCGCGGGAAGGTCAACAGGAAGTTCCTGGCCCACTCGGCGTGCCGCTTGCCCTTGGCGTCCTTGGCCAACTGGTAGAGGGTGTCGAGCCTGCCCGTCAGTTCCATCATCTCGAGTTCGTCCAGCTCCTGCTGGTCGACGTCGATCATCGTCAAGACTTCATCTCCCGCTCCCGCTTCTTGGTGGGCTCGAGCGCCGCCAGATGCTCGTCGGTGATCCCGTAAGCGTCACGGTCGCCGGCTTCGACCGGCTCGTAGTGGTGCTCGAGTCCGGTCCGCAGGGTCGCCGCTTCCGAGCCTCGTTTCAACTCGTCGCGAAACTGCTGGTCAGAGGTCACATATTTCCCGACGCTGGTGTTGAAGTGATCATGGAACATGGGCTTGGGGTTGAACGAGAATCTTCTTCGAGCCGTCAAGCCGCAGTTGGGACAGGACATCCGGTCCCCCCGGTGGAGGCTGAGGATGGTCCCGCAGCTGTCGCACTGGAACTCATACGCCGGCAAGGTCCAACACTCCCTGAGCTAACTTCTTCACCGCGATCTCGCAGTACCGTTCTTCGAGTTCGATGCCGATGGCCCGACGTCCAAGGTCTTTGGCCGCCCGCAGAGTCGACCCACTGCCGCAGAATGGGTCGAAGACGGTGCCAGCAGGGCACTTTGCGATCAGATCCCGCATCAGGTCGACCGGCTTCTCGTGCGGGTGAACGCGTCCACGCCAAGCCGACGATTGGACGGGCGCATAGGTCAGTACGTCAGTAGTTCTATCCCCTTGGAAACCACCACCCAGCACATAGATCTCCTGATGTGACGGCTTCCACGGTATGGAGAGATCACCCATCCCAAGCGCGCCTTTGGTATCCCATACCAGTAGGGCTCTTGTGTTCCGAGGTCGTCGAATCTTCCAGGTCCCGAAGACAAGGGCAGGGCGATGAGTTCCCCATTGAGCCAACGCATAATCCCGAGCAGAGGTATCTCTGTCCCCATGTATCGACCTAGCCAAAGTCCCCTCACGTCCGCTCACATAATCAATGCCATAAGGAGGGTCAGTCACCATCACCGCCCCCGTTGGCTCTATGTCTCGGAAGTCGGCGTGGTAAATCGTGATGCCGTCTGCGTCGTAGTAGGGCCTAGACGCCGGCATCTATCTCTTCCCAGAACGGGACGCCGTGGATGTCGTTGGTGTTGCTGTCCGGGGGACGCGGAGGGTCGAAGACATTGCCGTCCAACTCGAGCCGATATGACTGGAGCATCTCGGTCGCCGGATCACGGCTGGATTCTAGGTCCATGGAGATGGTGGCGACGGCGATGGCGAGGGACATCACGGCATCGTCACAGCCCCTGGTGGTGGCCGGTCCCAGCTCCCCCTCGCCTCTCACCACGTACCCCGCCATCTGGTCGATGGTCACCTCGTCATGGATCCGGAGCATGCCTTGGGCCAGGCGGTCGATGATGAAGCTGATGCACATGTGCTTCCGCTGCCAGTTCATCGACCAGCCGTAGGAGTTGGTGCGGTTCCCGGGCATCTTGTCCGCCACCCTCCACCGCCAGACGTCGGGGTAGAACATCTTGGAGGTGAGGATGTTGATGCTCGAAAGTCCCCCGCCTTCGACCTCGCAGTTGACCGTGGCGGTGTTGTAGAAGTAGCCCAACTCTGCGAGTCGATCGGCGAAGGGGACCGGCGTGCAGTGGCCGTGCCACACCGCGCACTGCTCGTAGGTGTAGCGGTTTATTACTTGTATGCAGGCCGGGTCCCCCCAGGTGGTCCTCGTCGGATCTCCCGCCACCACATACTTCTCCCCGGGCTTCGGATACTTGTAGACGGTCAGGTTGCCCGACCCGTCCTTGTGGAAGGTGCCCTGCGGGTTGAGCGGGTCTCTGATGGGAGTGAGATAGCCCCGTGCCCCCTGCTTCGGCTCGTAGCACTTCTCCAAGGCATCCAGCGGAAAAACGTTCCGTCCTGTCGAGAGGAAGGCCTCATGGTCGTCGTTCGGATACTCCTGGTTGAACTTGCTGACGTCGTTGTCACACAGGTTGCGGATGGCCCATCGTCTCCAGGCCAACTGCGGCAGACCGATCTCCGGAAATCTTTGGATGATCTCCCGCTCGTCCTCCTGCAGGTCCCCGTACTGGAGGGTCGTGTTGGGGATGGAGTACTCGTCGTGGAGGAACCAGGGGAAGAACATGGCGATAAAGTCGGTCTCTCCCGCCTTGGCTGCGAACCATTGCTCGTGGAACCAGTTCCCGACCCCGTTGGCCGTGGACTCGAGGATCATGATCGTGCCCGGTTTTTCGGGGACGGCTTGTCTAAGGGCCAGCATCAGCTCTTCCGGCCTCGGCCAGAAGGCCACTTCGGAGCAGTGGACGGCGTGGATGGTCTGCCCTCTCCCGACCTCACGCCCTTTGGCCGTGGCGATACGCATGGAGGACCCCGTCTGCTGCCAGGCCAGTCTGCGGACGGACTTGTGGGACTCGGTGAACATATGGCGGAAGGGCCAGTTGTCCCACATGAGCTTGGTCATCTCGAACAGGTACTCGGAATCGGCGGTCGATTTGGACAGCACCAGGGCATTGGAGCCGGGGTGCATGAAGCACCAGTTGAACAGGACGGCCTCAGAGGCTGTCGAAATCCCTAACTGCCGTCCCTTGAGGACGATGATCCGCACCGGCCGGCCGGCGTTGTACTGCTCCTGGATCTTGGCGGCAAACTGCTTCTGCGCCCAGGCGAAGGTGGTCGAAAGGTCTAGCGGCTCAACCGTCAAATCCTTGGTCTTGATCATCATCTGCCGCAGCAACGGCGACAAACGTAGAGGTGTCCTCGTCTCGGAGTTCGTCGTCACTCTCGGCCTGCATGTTCTTGTACAGCTCCAAAAGATCTTGGCGCATGTTGCCCAAGGTCTCGGGATTCTGCTTGGCCGTGAGCGACATGGTCTTGGACACCATGCCCATGATGAACCGGGCTCGGTCCGTGTAAGGCGCGTCGTGAACCATGTGCTTGAACTCCTCGAGCATCTCCCACTGCACGAGGGCTAACGCCTCGGCCAGCTCGGCCGTCCCGTATTGCTGGACCCGCAGGTCGTTCATCCGGTCGCGGACGAGGAACGGGTCGATGTCCCAGGCCTTGGCGATGGCCGTCGGGGGCACGCCGACCTCCAACAGTCGGTCGAGCAGGTGGGTCAGCTCTTCCTCGGTGATCACTTCCCATAGCTCTTCCGGGTCACCGTCACCTGCAGTCCCGTGCCGAAGGCGTCGGCCAGCTTCTGGCCCTCGGGCTTGTCCTGCTGCTTGATCATCAGAACGACCCGCATCTCTCCGGACGGCGTGTACTTCGCTTCGTGCAGCTTGGCCTCGAACGTAGCACTGGAGAAGTTCGACGGGCCGGCTATCTCACGGGACTTGAGCCCGGTCTCCTTCTGGCCCTGGGGCGTGGCCAGCCAGCGTTGCAGGCCCTCTAGGGAGTCGGAGAGGACGACGGGACCGGCTCGTCGTCGAGCCACCTGTTGGCGTGACCGTTGGTTGACGGTGCGTGCAACGTCTCCGAGGGACTTGGCCAGGTTGCTGCCTCCTCCGCCTCCCGCACCATCGCCGCCTGGATGTTCTCCGGCAGGCCCGCCCAGAGATCGTCGGGTGTCCGCAACATCTCGCTCGTCCTCTCGACGCTTAGCTGCGGCTCGGTCTCCAGGTTCTTCCGCCCCAAGAGCAAGGTCTCGGTCAGCTCGCACAGCATCCGCGTCGTGGCTGCGGTCTGTACGACCGTCTCCTTCTGCATCTCCGCCGCCAGTTGCATCTGTCTCCCCGCCCCAATCGAGTGTCGGCGTCCCGAGTCCAGCGTCCACCACATCAGGAACATCATCGAAGCCAGGGAGGCCGTCGTAATCAGCCCCAAGCAGATCGTCAGTCCAATCAGGATCCCAACCACTCACGCCTCACCGTACCCTTTCAGACCCCGTTGGATTCCATGATCAGGTCAGCCTGCCAGGGTTGATAGCCCTTGGCGATGAGGGCTTGGCGGATCTCCTCGCGCTTGGCTTTCAGCCGTCGTATGTCCGCAATCGTCTGCACCGCCCCATCCTGTCATGACAAAAGCCCTGGTGCAAGCCCTATTCCGGTTTTGTACCGACCGTTCCATTTTTGGTCCCGGTTTTGTACCGACCGGTCGGTATATGTGGCCTCGGACCCCCCGTCCTGGCCCCGTGGGCGCCGATCGGAAAC